ACATCTTCCACCGGGAAACCTTTCTATGACCTCACTTGGAACTATGTATGTATCGTCTCTTTGACCTATAGACATGCTGTATCTCCTAAGAAAAATGGTACTCCCAAGGGGATTCGAACCCCTGTTGCCGCCGTGAAAGGGCAGTGTCCTAGGCCTCTAGACGATGGGAGCCTAAAAATGGTGCCGGTTGCAAGAGTCGAACTCGCGACATCCTCATTACAAGTGAGGCGCTCTACCAACTGAGCTAAACCGGCAACATGGAACTATTATACTGCCTCATTGATTAATTGTCAAGTCTTTTCCGCCACCAATAAATAATAGCTATCCAATAACACATAAGGGAATTACAATCATGGCAGGAGCAAAAGCGATTAGGGTACACCCGGGCAAGCGTAAAGCAAATCCAGAAGCGACCAAGAATGGTAAACCAAGGATCAAGGGTTGGAGTAAGATAAAACTTGAAGAGGCAATAGAAAAGGCACAGCGTAACAAGGAAAAGGCAAGATATAAGAATGAAATAGCAAGGCGCTTCGCATGATAGACTACATCATATTTGGTATCGTAGATAACGGCATCATGCTAATGGGTGCCTTATACGGACTACACTTAGAAAAATACCTACCACGCAAGTTCCAGGTAGGAATGGGTGCGGTGTTTGGTGCGGGCATAGGTAATGCGGTATCGGACTTCATGGGTGGTGCCGTTACGGCATCATGGGTATTGGCATTCGGTACTGGATTGGGCTGTTTATTGGCTCTTGCCCTAGTCCCGGCGCTCGTCTGGCTGAAGGGTGTTCTCAACAAATCTAGATAGGCTACCGCATAGGTTAAGCATGACGGCGTCACGTTCGCCGAACAGGTAGATCATACCCACAGTCTTCTTACCCCGGGGTCTCTTAATGTAATAGGGAAATTCCATCTTGCGATCCATTGCCAACACTATCCTATTGCCCAACGTTGACTGTGCGGGTAACTCCCAATCATAATGTTTTAACTTCAGTTTATCAATGAACAGGATGAAGCCGTCCTCTGATAAACCCATACCGCCGTTCTCACGTATGTTGTTCCACCAGGTCATGAGTGCCAACTCTTCAGTTGGTGGGTTGTCTATCTTTTGGATTATCTGTCTAGTTAGACTTAGTTTTCTTCCCATTCTCTGGGTAAATGACCTTGCCCTTATCTAGCAACACGACGGAGAACTTGTCAGTTTGAAATTGTTCGTTAAGTTTCTTGGCCAAGTTTATGGCATGGCCCGGATTAGAGAAGGATACCTTCTTGTACTTTGGTCCAGGATAGCTCACGAGGTAATTTGACGTCTTGAGATTGATAGGACGTTCCCCGTAATAGACTGCCCAGATGCCTTCACTTGCCAGCACCTGCTCTGTCTTGTATGTTTCCTTGTTGGTTATTTCCACAAGGATCTGTGGTCTTGGTCTGCTCATTTCTGATAATGGTGTTATTTTCTAGTATTACTATTTAGCCAAATAACTACGTAGTTATTAGAATGAACCGCCTTTCACCTCAATGTCGTTAGCGGTGTCTGTTGTCGTTGACTGGTTGTCCAGAAGCGTGTTGGTGATGTCTGCGTGTAGCATACGTGCCTCGTGGAGTGTCATGGTCAACTCTTTTGCGTTCGCCGCTTGTAAGTCGTTTATATGCTGGATAAACCGCCTTATGTGCTGTCCCTTCATGCCTTGACCTTTAGCAGTTCACCAGGTGTCTTATAGGGTCCGCGCCAGTCATACCGCTCAATGGTTATGAGCTTTGGACAGAACTTCTCCTTCCAGATGCGTCCCTTCTTGATTAAATACCATCCGGCACAGAACCAGGATTTTGAATTCTTCTCCTTGGTATATATGGGCACCTTGTGTTGCAAGTCCCACACACCATCAATCGGTTCGCAGTCGGTGGGATAGTCATGTACCTGGTCAACCTTGACCTTGATTCGTTTTGGAACGTCAACCCATTCAAAGTCAAGTTCTTTTTTTAACTTGGTTATTGTTGGTAACACGGCTTCGCTACCATGGAATGACACGGTGTACCCACGACCAGCGCCATTGGCCTTGATCTCTCCGACACGTTTCTCTCCGTCGGTCAACACCCAAAATTCATTCTTGACTATGTTCTTTGCTGTATACTTTGCCATTGCCTTCTCCTTAACCTGGATAACTTGCTGATAGACATTCCGCTATCTTGTCAGCGTTGTCTGATAATCTGTTTAACTCATACTTGCCACAGAACTTCAAGAACTTGGCTCCCACCATTGGTACCTGTTTCTTCACTGAGTTCTCCGCTATGGTGTCTGCTATGATCTTCTTGATGTCATCAGGCTGAGCTGTCAGGTCCACCAGCACGCGATTGCGTTCGTAGTCGTCCAATACCCTATGTTCTTCCTCGTTGTGGTCAACCCACCGCTGTAGCATGAGGTTGTTCCACGCATATCCTTTTTTGCTTTTGTCTTCAAATGCTTCTATTAGCCCAACCTTGTTCCTTGTTCCCTTTGTCCTCACACCAGGATATGCTGAAAATATGTTGTCTGTGGGATCACCACGCATGCACTTCTCGAACAGGATGTATTGAGGATTGGGTATGACCTTAGGTTCCTTTGTCTTCTTGTCAAGAACACGCTCTCCCTTCTTGTCAAATATGCCCTTGATGGTGTGTAGCTCATCTGAGATACCGTTGTATTGATTAACGTTCTCTGATAGTAATTGATAAAAGTCCGTATCGCTACTTACAATGGTGTGATGATCATCCGGATGGCTCTGTATCCAGCCCGCTATCAGATCATCTGCTTCTAGTTGTTGATGCTGTAACACCGTACAGTTTGTCTTTTCTTTAACGAAATCCTTGAGCTCATCAAAGGCCTGCCAGAACATCTCATCCTCCTTGGCTTCCTTCTCCGTCAGTGCCTGCCGTGCCACTGCCCGATTGGCCTTGTAGGGTGCATAATAGTCCTTGCGCCATGAGCGACCCTCGAGGCAAAATATCACATGCTGTGCCTTTTGATCACGCCATGCCTTGTTGATGCTGGCCAGGGTGACATGTATGGCAAAGCCTAGCCGTTCCCATTCGTCCGCACCTCTGTATGCTGAATGTCTTGCCCTAAAAAATGTGTTTGCTGTGTCTACTAACAAGTATCTCATGTTAACATTATACGATCAAAAGATTTTATTGTCAACTATGTATCTCATCAAGTGTTTGGCCCAGGCACCGTGTGCCTTTGAATCATAATGATAACTATTTGCGGCCACAGTCTGATGACCATTTTTCTGTAACCAAGAGTGATAACTGCCGGTGTAAGGTTCCATATAACTCAATCCCCAATCATTCTGCCTCTTTATCCTCTCAAAATGTGTGTTACCATTGAAAAAGATATGTGGTATCTGTCGTTTGGTTAGATCATCATGGAATGCCTTTATCCTAATATGCCATGTCTGCTCACATTGATTCCAATCCACATTGGCAACAAATTCCTTGTACTTTTGCCTGTGGCTCTCAGGAACATTATCTATGCCCGAGGCATTGAGCTGGAAGTATTGCCCGTCTATAAGCCATTCCTGTCGTTCCCATGTTGACCACTGTATGATTATACACACGTCTTTATTGTAATTGTTCAACCATTCATTCGTGGTACGTAGGATACGCTCGTTTGAGCTGGCACTCTCTGCCAATACTGTGGTGCCTAGATTGAGCATCTGACCTAACTTGACGCCCCAACTGGCCTTGAGATTGTCTGGATGTGGCTGGCGTTTTAGATAAGCGTATTTTGCATCATCCTCGGCGAATGCGTAACTGTTTACCGCTTCCGCACCTGCGGCATGACTGTCACCGTTGATCAGTAGCCTCATCTAATACTTCTGTTTCTCGGCTATAACACCGCGTACACCACCTCTAGGATCCACACAATCGCCGTCTGTGCGTGGAATGAGGTGTATGTGGGGCCACATTACCGTCTGTCCTGCGGATACACCGCAGTTCTGTCCTATGTTGAATCCCGTGCAGTAGCCTTTATTAAACAAGTCCATGCCCCAATCATAGGCTTCTTCGTAGCAGGCTTTTCTATGTAAAGGATCATCTACCTTGGGCACGAACAGGACATGTCCTTTGGTCACTGGATACCTGTCCTCAAACACATAATACAAGGAATGATCTATTAGTGGTGTAGATTCAAACCAAGGAGTGTCTTTTAGTTCCATACTACTTGATCCTGGTGTTAATCCATTTGATTGCGGCATACACACCTAGAAGTAATATGATGTATATGATGCCATCAAACCATGATATGTCGTTTAAAAA